CGACCACAGGCGTTGACATGGCGACCTGGCGCACAGTCAGCAGGCGATCCGGCGTGAACGTCCAGAATCCACCCACCGACACCATCAACTGCGTAAACAGATCCGCAGCGGAAGGGTTGTCACCCGTTGCGACGTAGATTGAACACGGCGCGCCGTTGCTGGAATTCAGCCGCGAGAACGCGGACCAGTCCCGGTCGCCGGATTCCAGATCGGTGAAGTCGTCGGCAATGCGGGCGATAATATCAGCCGCCCGGTAGACGAAGCCGCCAACTGCATCGCCGGTCACATCCGCCGTCACCGGCCCGACCGGGGTGGCGCCAAGCCTGAACAGGCCCAGAGCGTTGCAGGTGGCGTATTTGCCCGGTGGCACCAGCGCCGCGATCAGGTCGGCGTATGTCGTGTAGTCGGCATTCAGGCTCATGGCGACGGCCTGGTCATATACCCAGTCAACGCCGTTCGCCTGGCGGCTGTGGTACTGGTAAACCAGATAGGCGCTGTCAACGAGCGTGGCCTCAATGTTCTTCGGCGTGCCGAACGCCAGCGGCTTGGGCTTGCCTGTCAGGTCCGATCCGCCTTCCGCGCCGCCCGTCCCAGCGTAAAGCGTCGTCTGGATCGGCTTCTGTAACACCTCGCCATAATCGGCAAGATTGATCGTCAGGGTGTAGCGGTCCCACTGGACGGAGCGGACAGTGCCTTTAAACACCAGCGCCATGTCCGACACGCCGCCCGCATCCTGCCTGCCGCGATAGATGAAGATGTCCCGCCCGTCCCAGTAATAGTCGAGCAGGCTGTCATATTCCCCCGCCACAAGCGCGATCTGCACCACGCCGAATGTCGGGACGCCGCCGCCGAACTCGCCCTCGAATACCGATACCTGCGTGCTGATCGCCGTTGTCAGCCGCGCCGGCCACAGCACGCCGTCATAAACCGGGGCCGCCATGTCAGGCCGCCCGGCTGAGAAATAAACGGTGGTTTCCGCTGCGCCCACCGGGTCATAGGGCGTGGCCTTGACCAGCCACACCTTGCCCGCGTCGGAGACAGATGACGCATAGACCAGCCGCTTGCCAGCGCCGTTGATCTGCCACTCTGCCCATGACCCAGACAGCGCATCCGTGCGGGTGCGGGACCATAGCGTTGACCAGCGACGAGGATCGCGGACAGTTGCAGGCCCGCGCCGATAGTAGTCCCACGACGACAAGCCCCAGCGGGCGTCATCCGATAGCCAGTCGCTGCCGCCGAGAAACCGTGTCAAATGCCCGTGTCCTTAGCCGATATCAGCAGCCCGCCACGCTCGCCCAGATGCTTCCGGGCGTTGTGGTCGCGCACGCTGTCGATGGCGTGCTGCAACATGGCGACGGCATACGCCTCGTCATTGATGCTGCCAGCGACCGACATGGCCCCGTTGCGGCGAATACGGACCTCAATCACCGCAACCGTCTGGTCACCGTACAGGTCGTCAGGGTCGCGGGTGGCCTCGGCGTACATGCTACTCGTCCAAAACTACATGGACGTTGGTGTCGGCTGAGTTGGTCGCCAGATTCCACATCACCAGCGACGGGCCGGATGCACCCAGGATCAGCCCGCGCGGGAAGGTGTAGATAATGCCAGCGCCCAGCGTGGCCGGCAGATCGACGCGGCGCAGGAACGGGCTGGGGATCGTCGGCGCGACCGACCACGTTACCGCACAGGTAGTCACGAACGCGGGCCGGTCGGGGTCTTCCGATTGCAGCAGCGTGGTGGACGACTGGGTGGGCGTATTAGCCGACCGACCGACGCCGTAGGTCGATGCAGTCGCCGCGCCCAGGTTGATCCCCAGTTCCATAACGGCTGGTTCATTGGTTGCAGCAGCCTTTACGTCCCACGCGGGAGCGCCTGTGGTCGTGACGGTGGTGTTAAGTGCGAGTGACCCGATGGCCATTGGTATCTCCTGTTGGATCAGCGGATCGAAGCGACCGCCTGAGTGATGGATGCCCAATCGACGGTGCCGACCGTCACCACGCCATTTTGCGTCGGTGCCATGCTGCCTCGATTGGCCGATGCGGCCAGCAGCGAGATCACGGTGTCCAGCTTGGCGTTCGTGTCTGCGCGCTGGGTTGCCGCACGTTCGGCGTAGGCAGACTGCACGCGGGTGTTGTCGTTGACCGCCGCCGCTGCGTTGTTGTTCGCCGCGCCCAGAGGATTAGCCGAGCCGGTGATCTGCGACAGGGTGGCGACCACGTTCTGATAGTTCGTCTGGAAGCCCGAGGCAGAGCCGAACACCGACCGCGAGGCACTGAGGAAGTCTTGCGATGCACCCTGAAGCTGGCCGATGGCGTCCTTATCCCCGGCCAGCGCCCGGCTTTTGATGCTGTTGTAGTTGCTCTGCGCCAGGTTCAGCCGGTTGGTCGGCGACAGCGGAGACGCGGACCCGCCCGTCAGGTCGAACAGGTACGCCTTCAGGCCGCCGAGGCTCTGCTCCATCGCCGCGTTCTGCTGGTCATTGTACTGCTTGACCAGATCAAGGCGCTTCTGGGCATAGACGGCTTCCAGCTTGGTCTTGTCGGCCTCGTACTTGTCCGCGAGGATCAGTTGCTGCTGGTATTCGAATTCAAGCCGGGCCTGCGCCTCTGAGAGAGGGTTAGACAGGCCGGTGAACTGGAAGTCCAACTCGCGCTTGAAGTCGTGGGACGCGATAACGTCCTGCATCGCCTGCTCCACCGAGCCAGCGGCGCGCATCAGCTTCTTGTCGGCGTCGGTCAGACCCTTCACCACGCCCGAGTTGATCGCGGCCTCGATAGCTGCGGCAATGGCTTCCTCGGCGCTGTCGAACTTCACCGCGCCGTACTTGCCCTTGCCCGCGCTCTTGATGTCGGACTGCTGCGACTGGAAGAAGAACTTCTTGCCGCGCTGGCCGACGATGCCGAGGAATTCATCATTCTCGATACCCGTCAGCAGTTGCTCGGAGAAGGTCCGCAGCGCGCGCAGCACGCCCGAGGCCATGTCCTTGCCGATCTTCACGTCAAGGCCGCCAGCGGCCATGGAATCCGTCACGCCGGATGTTCCATAGGAGCTGATCGACTTCGGCGTGGATTTCATCAGCCCGCCAATCAGGCCACCGATGACGCTACCGACCATGCTGCCTATGGGGCCGAGTGCTGACCCTATCATGCCACCCACAGCACCGAGAGCCGCGCCGGTCTTGCCGCCTCCCACCATGCCGCCAATTGCAGCACCACGCATTGCGTTGCCCAATTGGGATTGGAATTCAGTAGGAGCACCGTTGGAAACCTTGAGGCCAGAGCCGTCGCCCAGATCAGCGAGCGACCCCATGGAGTCACCATTAACGCCCTTGCCGCTTCCACCACCTGTCAACCATGACAGCGCGTCCCGCGTGCCCGCAGCACCCGTCCCGCCGCCCTGCATCCCGCCAAACATGGCGTTGAACAAGGGCTGGACGATGCTCTGCTGGGTGCTAAGCGCGATCATGTCGGCAATGGTCCGCGCCCAGATCGACTTGAGCGATTTGGCGAAGTCGCCGAACTTGAACTTGCCCTTGTCGAAGATGTCGAACCAAAGGTCAGACCAGCTATCGGAGATGCCGGATTTGGCCTGCTCCCATATGGCGTCAACTTCTTCGGCGGCTTTCTTGGCGGCGTCTATCGTCTGCTGCTGGTCATAGATCGCGCCGCGCTTGGCCATCGCATCGGCGACGAACTTGGCGCGTTCGGCGGCCCGCGCCTCGCCCAGGATGCCAACGGCTTCCGTCTCTGCGTTAAGCCGCTCGATCTCGATGGCGCGTGCGCGGTCGCTCATGCCCAGCAGGCGCAGTTCATCATCTAGCGATGCCTGATAAGCGTTCCGAGCGTCGGTGGCGTCATTGGTTGCATCAACGCCCTTCATCATGGCGTCGGTCATCTTGTTCATCTGGGCGAATTCCTCGCCCTCGAACCGGAGGCGGTCGGCCAGCGCGGTTGCGGCCTCTCGCTGGGCCTTCTCTCGGGCGGCGGCGGCCTTGGTGGCTTCCGCATCGCGCTTCGATGCATCCCCCTCACTCTCAGGCGCGACGAAGCCCGGATCGACCGGCGCCGTGTCCAACTGAACCATCTTGGTCTTGAGGTCCAGCAGCGTCCGAACCAGATCGGTGCGGCGCACCAACAACTTCTGATATTCAGCCTCAGCCTTCGCGGTCGCAGTGCCGCGCAACTGGTCAAAACCCGACTGGTCGCTCGCATCCGGGCCACGGGCGATGCGGGCATTCAGCGCTTTAAGCTGGGGTTGCAGAATATCGATGGACCGCTGCGCCTGCTGGCGTTCGGTCTTGTCCACCAGATTTAGGCTCTGCGCCACGACCACGGCGAACGTGCGCCATTTGGCCGTCAGCGTGTCCAGCACCTCATCGTATTTATGCTGCATCTCGCCAGCGGCCTGCACCAGGTCTTCGCTGACGATGCGGCCGGCTTCATGGGCTTCCTTGGACATTTCTCGGAAACCGTCCGCGCCCTTGCTCACCATCGAGGCGAGGCCGATACCTTCCTTGCCGAACATTGAAATGGCGATACGGGCAATCTCGGTGCTGTCGCCGGTCTTCTTGGCCGCGTCGGCCAGTTCCAGATAGAGCGCCATCGTCGAGCGCGTGGTGCCGTCTGAATTGCGGAGAGCGATATTGTATTGTTTCAGGATGTCGTTGAGCTTGCCGCTGCCCTGGGTGGCCTCGCCGGTCGCTTTGGTGAACTTCTCCCATGAACTGTTCAGGGTCGCTACATCAGCATCGCTGCGGCGCGCGGCGTTCTGAAGTTCCTGCAATGCAACCGCCGTCAGGCCGACGCGCTGTGCCTGGTCGCCGAGGTCATCAAGCGCAGAGACTGCCGCCTTGATACCCACCGCAGCGCCCGCGAGAAGCGCACCAACACCAACCGAGCGTGCAATTGATGCCAGGCCGACGCTAAACAGGTTGCTAGACTTCGCAGCAATCTCGGCGTGCGCCGCATAGCCTTTGGTGCTGTTTGAAAGGTTGGTGATGCCGCCGCCCGCCTGGGTCGCAGCCGCGCCAGTCGCCTTGAAGCCCGATGCGGCGCCATCGTTCGCGGTGCGGACGTCGGCATAGTCGCGCTTTACCTTGTCAGCGCCGACGCTATCCCAGCGGATCGTATTGCGTGTTTCAGCCACTGCGGTTTCCTGACAGGCGTTGATATTCGTTGGCGATCATCGAGGGGATTTGCGCGCGCCATTTCGCTTCGAGCGGGGCGATAGAGAACCGCTTCCGCAGCGTCACGACTGGGACGAGAATGAAGACGACGATGGTGGCGACGTTTCCGGCAGCGGACGCCTTGACGGAAGCCTTTGCGAACCCGCCGCGCTTGCCGCTTCGGGCACGCACGTTGTCGGCCACCAAAAGGGACGGCTTGCCCCGCCGATAGATAAACCGCAGTTTCCCATACCGAGCCTCGGCAGCCGCCAGCCGCTTATCACGGTCGCGGCCCAAGCCCACCTTCGGCGCGTTCTCTGTCGGGATCAGCAGGAAGAAACCGCTTCCAGATCGGATGGTCGATCCGTGGCTGAACGCATACATGGCGTCCTGTGTGTGCTGGCTGCCCTTCACGAAGATTTCAGCCGACGCACTTAACGAGCCAACACCCTTCCGGGGATAGGCTGCGGACGCCCACGCGCGTGACAGACGGCCAAGGCCGCTAGACGATGCCGCGCTCTCCAAGTCTTTCTCAAGCCCGCGTGCCGCCGTCCTTAGCCCTTCGGCCTGAGCCTTCTTGCGATATTCCAGGTCGTCGCGGAGATCCTTTGCTACCGTGCTGATGAACTTGGCGACGGCGTGCATTGTGGATCTCCTGACACATGCGCCAGGAAGCCTTAGCCATCCCGCGCCGACTTCTTCCAGTCCTGATAATCCGACATCACATGATCCAGCGCGTTGAACGCCGACATGACGAACGCGGCTTGATCGTTCACGCCGCCTTCATCCGGCATCCGCAGGTATCCGCCTTCCGGCGAGCGGCACAGACCCCACAGCGTCAGCATGTCCCAGCACCAGGCCGGGATGTCGTCAACCGGGTTGGTGTCTACTTGCTCGCCGAAGATGTCCCACGGGCCGTCCTCGTCCGGGCCGAAGGCTTCGGCTTGCTGGCGGATGAAGAAGGCCCATCGGAGTTTTTTGCGTCGTCGCCAATGGCGTTCATCAGGCCCACGGCGCGCCAGCCGATTTCCAGCGCGTGGCCGGTCGGCAGAGCGCTCAGCGTCTCATCTGATACCAGTCCTGCGGTGCGGCTCATCTCGATTTCGGAGTTTTCCGCGCCTACAAGGAACATCGCCGCTGCGGTGAGCGGGGCCATCTGCATCCAGAAAAGCTGTTCGCCGTACTTGCGGCCATAGGGCGGGAACATGCGCCGCATCTGGCCTTCGAGATCGTCCATCTGGTCTTTCAGCTCGGTGATCTTCTCGAAGGTTTCCAGCAGTTCGGCGCCGATGGCCTTGGCTTCCTCGCTGCCATCTTCCAGCCCTTCCGCCCTGATATTGGCGTCGATGATCTCATCGCGGTATTCGGTCAGCCGGGATTCGTATTCATCGAGGAAGGCCAGCAGTTCGGCGCGCTGGTCCTCGGCGACGACCTTGTTGATGCCACGCCGCATGGACGCATAGAGCGTATCCGATGAGACGTGCTTCGCGCCCTGATCCGACAGGTGCCGGTGCCATTCAGCACGGGCTTGCAGCGTCGGAGTCTTGATAAGATAGACGACTGCACCAGGACGCGGCTTGCCGTCCTCGTCCAGATGGTCAACAGGCGTGAACCTGTCCACCTGCTTTGCAGAGGTGATCATTGAAGTATCCTATCTATCGGGAATAGGTGATAGGGGCTGGACCCGACTCCAGCCCCTATCGGGTCCGCTGCACACCGGGGAGGAAAGCAGCGGGACGGCTAGAGTCGGGTCAGTAGAAGCAGATGCTGAAAGCGTCGTTATCGCCGGTGCAGCGGAAGTTGACGGCCTCGGTGGAAAGCCCGTCGCGGTCGCCGCCCTGGTTGTTCTGGGTGGCCTGCACATTGGCAGCCGTGACAGCGACACGCGAACCAGCACCCGAGCCAGCACGCGCATGGAGAATGCGGGTGGTGTTGGCGCGCATGTCGGCGAAGATGTCGCGGGTGGCCAGCAGGGTTTCCAGCGGATCGAACGAGCCGGAAGCGTTGCGCAGCGTGATCTGCGCGGGATCGAAGCCTTCGACGGCTTCCGGGTTGTCCGGGTGGATCACGGTGTTGCCGCAATCGAAGCTCAGCGTCTTGCACTGTGCGAGGATACGGTTCCAGCGCATGCGGCTGACAGCGGACGAGGTGCCGCGCCAGATTATCTTGTTGGTGTCGATGTAAGTCGCCGTGCCCAGCGCCGTGTCGGTGGCCTGCACCCAGACGCCCATAAACGAGAACGAGAACTTGATGCCCTCTCCGTTAACCCACTGCATCGTGTAGGTGCCACGGCAGCCGACGCCCATCATCTTCTTGCCGTCGCGGTAGGCCCACAGGGTCAGCGACGCGATGGACGATGATGCGAAGCGGTAGACCACGTTGATCGGGATGACATAGTTGGACGTGGCGACCAGCGCGCCGCTCATGGTGTCGGTCAGGGTCGCCAGCTTTGCAGCGGTGTAGTCGGCGATGAAGCTGTCACCCGCGACCGTGCTGGAGAACGTGATGGGCATCCCGTTGTAGAGATCGGCGGTGCCGGTCGCGGACGCACCGAGGACGGCGGTCGTGGTCGAACCGCCAGCCGCCAGCGCCTCGGGGGCAGCCGGGACCGAGGTCGAGGTGATCGTCTCAGCCATGCCGCAGCCTTTGAGCAGCACGCCCAATTCGGGAGCGGTCGAGCCGGTCGAGCGGCCCTTGACCCACACGTCGAAGGTCACGGTCGTCTTGACGCCGCCGACAATCGGCGCGGACACGTCAAGGGCGCCGGAATGCTCGTTGGACTGGATGACGTTAGGCGTCTCCGTCCAGTTGATGTTTTCGATTTTGACCGCGTTGCTGGCAAGCGTCGGCGTAACATCGGTGCCTTCGGTGACTTCCACCTTGGCCAGAAGTTGTTGGGGGCGTGTCCGCACATAGGCGACCATCAGGCATCTCCGTTATCAATGGCAGCCGGGGCGGCCAGGGTGGATTTCGTGGGCTTTGCAGGAGAGGCGTTTGCCACCTCGGATTCGGCGACGATCTCAGCCGCCAGCGCCTTGCCGTGGATGGCTTCCAGGCGCAGCTTTTCCTCGGGCGGCACGCGGCCGTCCGTCGTTGAAACCGCGTGATACACGGTTAGCCTCCGGTTGTTTGCGAGAAGGGGTTGGCGCTTGAGGTCCAGTACTGGATCTCGAACTCGATGGTGAACGAGCCGCTGTTAGTCGCGGCGTCCATGGCGATTTCAGGCGTCATGGACAGGAACCGCATATCGACGGCAATGCCGCCCAGGGTGCGCGGCTCAGTCAGCACGGCTTGCACGGTGCGGGCGTAAAGGTCATTCACTGCGGCCTCAAAGTCAGCGCCGGCCGCGTCCACGTCGCCTTCCTCGGCGGCCTGCTGGATGTAGCCATAGACCTCGATGGTCATGGTCAGGTCGAGCTGGCCGTAGCTTGGCTCCTCGCCGCGCTCGCTGCCGGCCGCGATGACCAGGCAGGGAAACGACGAGACAGGCGTATCCCGCCCACGATCGACCGTCACGGCATCGCCGTGTTCGTCCGTCAGGGTTGCCAGGAGCGCGGCAAAGGCCCGGATCACCTGTTCGCGGATCGCAACGGTCATCGGGTGGTGCCCAGCGAGAGGCGGTAAACAAGGTTGTCGTTAACCTTCTGGACCGACTTGACGTAATAGGATGTCGTGCCAAAAAGCACGGTGTCGCGCTCAAGCGGTGCAATATCGAACTGCGCCACATCGGCCTCGTAGATGAGTTCCGGCACCACCATGGCCCCCGCGATCTGCATCTCGCTGTCGCCGGCCGTGACCGGGATCATCTTGACGGCGAACGCCGCGCCCACACGCGGGCGATAGCGCGCAGTTTCGCCCATCGGCCCGGCAAAGATGGCCGCGAGCGGTGCGGTGAAGATGCTCATTCGCCTTGGTTCGCGTATCGGGCGCGCAGCGTGCGCCGCCATGTCTTGGTCAGGTTGGAATAGACCGCCGTGATCACCGCCGTGTATTCCGCGTTTTCAGTCAGCGAGACGCTATCCGGCAGCGTGCCGTGATAGACGCCGTTCGTGCCGTAATAGGACAAGGTGATGCCTGTCGAGCCGCTGACCGTTGCGCCGGTCGAATCCTCGATCTTTGTCAGCGTCACCGTGGCCGTGGTCAGATAGCCACCAGTGGACGTAAGGCGCAGGTTTTCCACAGAGATCAGGTTGTCTGACCCCACATAAAGAACGTCGGTAGCTGCCATGATTACGCCAGCGTCAGGATGCCAGAGGCGTTCCACGGCAGCTTGAACAGCGCGCCGGGGCTGGCCGTGTTGATGCCGCCCAGGTCGAGGAAAGCGATCAGCGGGCTACCGCTGGCCGTGGTGTCCACGATTGCCGCGCTGTAGGCGCTGACCGCCGACCCGGTGATCGTCCAGCTTGCATCGTCGGCGTCGAGCGTCACCGTTCCGGCGTTATTGGTCCACGTCACGTTGGTCAGCGTCAGCCCGCCTGTCGTGTAGCCGCTGCCGTTGGCGATCTCCTGCGCCGAGATATCCGCCCATTCGTCGTGCGCGGAATTGTAGGACGCGCCAACACCCAGCAGCGCGACCTTCAACGTGTCGGCGTTGAGCGCAATGGCCTTCTGCCCGAGCTTGGTCTTAAAGCTCGGGTAAAGCGTGATTGAGATGGCCATTGGGCCTCCTAGTTGATGCTGACCTGGCCGGACAGCGCGGGCCGAACTGTAATGGCGCCAGACAGCGCCGGGCGCACCCGGACGACACCGCCCAGCGAGCCGAGATATTCTTCGCTAAAAGTCGGCGCGTAAGCGGTCATGGTCATTGCCGCCAATGGCGCAGGAATGACGATCTCAACCGATGGCAGAAACGCCGTGAGCGTCATGCCCGCCATCGGCATCGGCACGTTGATTTCCACGCCGGGCGCATAGGCCGTCATGGCCATGGATGCCGCCGCTACGGTGTCGTACGGGAACGTCCAGCCGGTGTTGTTGCCCGCATCCAGGTTCCCGTTGTGCGGCTTTGCCTGCCACGTAGCCCCGCCCGTCGCCGCGCTGTCTTTTATGGATAGATACGAAACATCGACCGTCCCGCTGGCCTTACTTAGGGTAGCCCGCGTGCCTGCCGAACTGCTTTGCAGGGTCACCAGATTGCCCGCCGTGCCCGCTAGGCTCAAGGCGGATACAGTGGTGGTCGTGCTGGCCGGGAGCGTGAAGCCTGTCGGGCTTACAGTGTTTTGCAGAGCGTTAAACGTGCTGCCGCCGTTGCCGATGGAGATAAACCCCGCGCCGCCGTTGCTGAGGTTCCAGTACGTCCTACCACCGCTCGTGAAAATCTTGGCCGTTGCCGCAGTCATGAGGATCGTGGCAGTTCCGGGCGTAAACGTGTGGCTGGCCGCAGCTTGCGTATCCCATGCCGAGCCTGCATCGAGGATCGTCCACGTTCCGCTGCCCATGAGGGTCGCACGGGTGACTGCACCACCGCCTGCCGAGTAGTTGCCGCAGGTGACGTTCTTGTTGTTGGCGTCGAATGTGCCACCCGTCAGGGTCAGCCTGCGGCCTGCGGCCATCGTCAGCGCATCAGCCAACTGCACGGTCGCGCCGGGCGCGTTGACCGTTACCGGGAAGTCCATCGTCACGCCGTTCGACGTGATCACCTGCGTGCCGCTCGTGGCGGCGAAAGTGGTGCCACTGGTTGTCGCTGTCGCAGTCATTGTTGGTGATAGCGTCAGGTTGCCGTATAGGGTGCGTACAGCACTCGATAACACGCCCGAGAACCCGGTAAAGTTTAGGTTTCGGATCGGCATATTTGAAGTGACCGGCGCAGCCACGGTGTCTGTCCCTGCCGTCACATTCACGTCAGGGGCCAATGCCTCTGTTTGACCAACGACCCCATAGATTTGACGGATGGCGGTTCCCGACCCGTTGCCTGTGAGGTTGATGGTCGGGCGGTCTACGAACGTCAGGTTGGTTGTGACGTTAACGTTGAACGGGATACTCGTACCAGACGATGGCGCCACTGTGCAATAGAACTGCCCCACACCACTGGTGATGGACCGGACGTTGGCGTTGCTGGACGAGAACGCGCCCGCCGTCAGGTTCTTCCCATTCAGGTCCAACCCGCCAGCCGTCAGCGTGAACGAGCGCGTGCTGCCGATGGTCAGCGCATCGGCCAGTTGGACTGTGGCTCCGGGGGCGTTCACCGTGATCGGGAAGTCGAGGGTGACGCCGTTGGTAGTGACGACTTGCGTGCCGCTGGTGGCGAGGAAACTGATGACGGTGGCCGAGGCGCTGAATGTCATAGTCGGCGAGGCTGTCACGCTGCCGTAGGTTGAGCGTGCGATCCTTGAGCACACGCCAGAGAAGCCTATGAAGCTCACGTTGCGCGTAGAGTCGTTGCCGCTCGCCGTCAGCGTCACCGTTCCAGCGCCAGCCGTGATATTGAAGTCCGGTGATACAGTCTCAGCGACCGCTCCGCACTGGATTACGCGGGAATCAACCCCGGTGGATGCTCCTGTGATATTAACCGTGGCACGATCAACAAAGGTCAGATTAGTGATCGTACTAACACCCCATGGGTAACCCGTCGTAGATGTGCAGTAGAACTGGCCCGCACCGGATGTGATGCTGCGGACGTTGCTGTTGCTGCTGTCGAAAAGACCCGCCGTCAGGTTCTTCCCATTCAAGTCCAACCCGCCAGCCGTCAGCGTGAACGTCCGCGTGCTGCCGATGGTCAGCGCATCGGCCAGTTGGACTGTGGCTCCGGGGGCGTTCACCGTGATCGGGAAGTCCATCGTCACGCCGTTCGACGTGATGACCTGCGTTCCGCTGGTGGCGGCGAAGGTGGTGGCACTTGCGGTCGGCGTGGCAGTCATCGTCGGCGAGTATGTCGGGCTGCCGTAGATGGTGCGCGCGCTGTTGACCAGATTGCCGGAAAATCCGGTAAAGTTAACATTACGGCAAACAGCGAGGGAGTTAATAGCGTCCGTGCCGGCGGTGATGTTGAAACTGATGGCGTTGGCCTCAGTTACCGCGCCGGTCGTGATTGTCCGCTGCCCCACGCTCCCCGAATAGGTGCATTCGATCAGCGGAGTGCCGGTGTTCGTGCAGGTAGTCGAGCCAGCGAAGATCGCCGCGTTGTTATACGCTAGGCTAATCTTGTATCCAGCCCAATCCAGCGTGCCAGAAAAACCCGTCTGGTCTAGGATCGCACACGTAACATTCGCGCCTAGCGTGATCACACCACTGTTCGCATTCAGATACGCTACGTCACCTACGCCGGGCACGCTCGCACCAGTCGCACCGCCGCTCGTCGCGGACCAGATGCCGGTGTTAGACCCGTCCCAAGTGCCGGTGCCTACAGCGTACCGATTTGCCACTAGATCACCTCTTCCGGCGGATCAATCGTCGGCGGCCTCGTCATGGCCTCGCGCCAGTTATCGTATCGAGCCTGCTGCATCGCCGCGACTTCCTCGGGCGTGAGAGCGTCCCACTGCGCCTGCGTCAGGCACAGGGCATCGTTTAGGATGTAGGGAGCCTCGCCAAACTGGAATGCAACGCAGATCATGTCAGTCATGCAGCCCTCCATTGAATCCAGCCTCGACGGGCCACCACGCGTTGGCGACAGACCGCGCCGTGGTTTCGTCAGCGCCGCAGGTATGCGCGACCTCATGGGCCATGCGGTTGTGGCCATGCGGACCTGATGCCCAATCGTGCTGTGCGTATTTGAGCGGCATCTTGATAACCCCGCCCGGAAACGCCGCAGAAGGCCACTGAGCGGACGCCTCGGATACGCCGCCGTAGGTGACCAGCGGGTCAGCCTTGGGGCACGCCAAGCCGTAGCTTGCGGCCTTGACCTTCATGGCGGGGATGTTCTGGTCAGCGGGCGTGGTGGTGCAGGCTGCCAGCGCCAAGGCGGTGGCAGCAATCAAGATCTTGGCCATGTCGGGAGCCTCGAAAAGAAGTGAGGCCGGAGCGGTTAAGCCCCGGCCCTT